CCAAGCAGTCCACTGTTTGCTGCTGCACCAATCGCCGCACCAACTGGAATACTCACACCAGCAGTCGGTCCTGCTAGTGCGGGGTGAGCACCAACTTTTGCTCCCTGTATGGCACCCTTGATGGCACCAGAGATACTAACGCTTCCTGCTTTAACATTCATTTGATTCACGGTTGAGGTATCAACCAGTGTTCCTCTATTGGTCTTCATGCCACGAGCCATACCCATCATCGCCATGAAAGCACCTCGGTCACCAAACATTGACGACAGGAATTTGAACGTGTCCGTAAATTGCTTAAAAATAGCCGAAAGTCCATCAAATACGCGGGCAATAAATGGCAGTTCTTTTACAATGAGGCGTTCAAAGACCCTTAGTATCTGCAGCAATCTTTTTACTGTTTCTCCAAGTGAAGAGCCAAATTTTTCAAAAGCAGGTTGATTCTTGACAAGGCTCTCGTTGAACTCTTTTGTTCCGCGTTTTACCTCTGCCCAAACAGGACGCCAAGCATTTCCAAATGTTTTTTCTATTACCCGCGCACCATCTTGAAATTCTCTTATTGAATCAACCCATCTGTCCCAGCCTTCCCTAAAACCATCCCACCATTCACCCAATCTCTTAAATCCACCGACTGATGCTGGTAGCCAATCTCTTACCAGATACAGATAAAAATCAGATACTTTTTGGACCGCATTCACCATTGCATCAATCAAACCGCCGCGTTTTTCCCATCCAGCAACTGCACCAGAAGTCATGTCCATGGTTCTAACAATGATGTTGTAGATTCTTTCCAAACCAACTTTTGCTTCTGGCAAAAATTGTTGACCAAAATCGGCAAATTTTCCACGAATTAAATTAAAATACTTTCTCAACTGACCGACTAAAGTATTGTTTACTGCCTCAAATTGACCAGTTACCCCGCCGAGCATGGAGAGTTTTCCGCTCTTCATGGCTTCAATAAATTCTTTCTTGGTGTCTATTCCCTCTTTCTTGGCTTTCTTCAAGGCTTCTTCTGCTGCTGGCCCGAGTTCCTTAAATGCTGTATGTACTGCGCCCAAACCCTTCTTGGGGTCCTGTAGTGCGACCACAACCGCCGCCGCTTTTTGTAGCCCTTCTTCCAATGGTTGTCCAGCAGCGGCAAAGTCACCAAGCCCCTTGAGGAGAGTCTTGCTTGAAGCGTTATAGCCAGTCTTTGACTTTGCTATTTCTGAAAATGCTTTGTTGAGCGCCTCCACACCAGCACCAGCCAGTTGTGCATCCATATGCAATCCACGCATGTTCACTCTGGTCTGATTCAAGCCAGACCCAAATTCCTTGTTGTTCGTGCCACGATATGCAAATATTGCTGCTTGCTGTTCGCGTATCGCAGCAGATGCGACACTCAATGCCACCGCAAACGAAGCGGCACTCGCAGCCAGACCCTTCAATGCAACGTGGTATGCCTTTACCAGAAATCTTCCAGTAATAAATAGGGCATGGATTCCGACCAGCGCTAAAGACATAGCACCCAGGGAAAGCGTTGCTGCTTTCAATCCAAACGTCAAACCTTTCATCATCATGCCACCAAATGCGCTTATCAATTTATGAATCTTGAACATCATTCGTTCAAGTTCTTTGCCGTTGTGGTTAAATGCCCTGAGGGCTGCATTCGCTGCGGTTGTCGCTACAGCGACTTTTGACATCGAGCGGGCAAATCTGTCGCCCGCTTTTCCAGCAGCCAATAGTCGTGCTGTTGTTTTACTGGCGTGGTCGCCAAGTTCGTCAATTCGTTCGGTTGATTTACGGGGACCCTGGTCGGCACGGGTCCTAACGTCAATCGTTATATCTCGTTTAACTTCACTCATATGTTCCTAAGTCGTGTTGAAAGAGCGTTGTCTTTCGTTTGACTCGGGCTAAGGGGAGTGCTACCGATGCTTGTCCATCTCGCGCCGTTCTCGCTCGCGGTCGTTGCTTATAACTTTAGCACAAGCAAGCAATATAACCCATTCAATATCAGTACAATTCATCAAGTCAAGAGGATTGGTTCCCCACAATTCACCAAGCCTTGCGGCGTTAATTATTAAGGAATCCGCGACTAATTCGTCGAAGACTCCTTCATAGGGTCCTCTGTGTCAACAGTGTCGGAATATCCAGCCGCTTCCAGAATTGCTACAGCCGCCGATTCAACATGTGGGTCAACACCAAAGAAAGCCCGAACACAATCGGGTTGTGGCCTGGTTGTTTCGGTCATGTCCAGGATTGCCGCGGAAGCAAATGTCAATTCGTTTCCGTCTGCGTCATGAACCTCTTCGCCGTTAATCATCATGCCCTGCGTGGTGTGTCCAACAACCAGACAGGCAAAGCGCAAAGCGTCCATGCCGTTCTTGGTGTCTTCACCAGCGGCTTTTCGCCAAGAGCGAATTTGGTGCTGCGTGATATTTGGGCTAATGATAATTTTTACATTTGGCCGCTCAGGGACATTAATGTAAACCGAAGGACGCTCCACCTTTTTGCGGACGGCCAATGTAAGTTGGTCAAGAAGAGTCAATTCGGTTTTCTTCTCGACCTTTTCGGCTTTTGTTTGCTTTTTGGGCTCATCACCCGATGTGTATAGTTCACTGTTGCTCATGGGCACAACCTAGCACACCAATACCAACTCAGGTGTAAATTGTTGTTTTAATTAAACAACAGTTGATACAGAGAACGTAAGCGCAAACGTTGATGGTGCGCCCGAAGATGAGTCGCCGTCTGGTTCGGTCAAGCCAACCAAAAGGGCCTTTGAATACAGGCGGTCAGTTCCCTTAACGACCAGGTCGCAGTCGCGAACCTCAACAGTCACGTCGTAGTAGGCCTTGCCAACATACTTACGAAGTTCCTTAATTTTTGCCTGCAAACCACTTGCCAAGTCCGACGGTACCAAGTCATCGTCAAAGTGGGCGGTCAGCGTAATGTCGCCAATGTCAAACGGAGCGCAAAGTACGGTCGGCGATGCTTTTCCACCCTCGTAGATTTTTTCTACAGATGCGGTGATTTCGCCGCCAGAGACCTGAGCGAAGACAAACGTCTCAAATTTTGGAAGGTTGCCAAGGATGAGCGTTGACTGACCGCCGTGTGGCGCAATCTTTGCCGTGACTTGTCTTTGTGATACTTTTGCCATTTGTTATCTATCCTCCGTTGATTAGACGACCGACTTGGTCAGGTTCGACTTGACGATGTCAATTTCAATTTTGTCCCCAACACCAGACACTCGAACACCAACCTTGGCTTTTACAAGACCGTCAGCAAGTTGAGCAGTTGGATTGAGCGAACCGTCACACTTCACGGTGTATCCGTAGTCGACTCGCTTGCCGTTCGCGTCAAATGCTTCAAACAGTGCTCCGTTTTGACGGAGTGGCTCAAGAATCGCAAGCAACTTCGATTCCACCGCGGTGAAAATCGTGTTTCTTCCATCAATGACACTGAAGATGAGGTCTTCGAGTGAACGATTGGCTTCCACGACAATCTGGTTGACCACATCTTGCGCTGTAATGTAACGGAAGTTTGATGTGTCAGACGAGATTGAACGAGCACCATAAACACGAACCGTGTTATTAATGACGCGGATTGCGTTCACAAATGCTTCGTCAAGCGAGTCGCCAGTGGATTTGTCGATATCTGTGGCAACACCATTGACGAATGCTGACACGGAAATCAAACCAGCGCCAGGTCTGTGTGCACCAACCTGAGTGTGTGCAACTGCTCTTTTGCCAGCAGCATAACCGACTGGTGGAATTAGTCTGTTGACACCAGTGACACCCGTTGGAACGAACACCCACGGATAAAAGTATGCAACGTGTTCTGCGGCGACATTAGCCGCAGACAGTGTGTTCCCAGCCGATTTTGCTTGGGCAACCGTGTCGTCGAATGCTCCATAGAGGAATGCAACTCTGTTGTAGGCATTGGCGTGATTGGCCAATGCGGTTCGAACGCTGACTGTGATTGACTCTGGGTTCATTACAGCGCCAGTTCCGTATGATTCAAGGAACAATTCGAGCGCGGTATTATACGATGCGTCGACGATATTGCCTTCATCCGCCGTACCAGCGCTCAATGCAACGGGCGACGCGTCATCGTGCGGCAATCCTGCTGCTCCCAAATCTGTAGCAATCACTCTCTTTGATGCGGCAAGGTTTGCGTTGATTCTGCCGACTGCCTGGGCAACGGTTGTGCAATTACCAGTCGAAACTAGCAATGTGCCAGAGTCAAAGACTTTCACAACGAAGGTACCAGCAACAGTACCTGGATTTACAACCTGAACTGTGATATTGCTACTCCACGAACCAGGACCATTGGCAGTAATCGTCATGACGTTTGTTCCGCCATCGCCAGCAGTTGTGTCGAGGGTTCTTGAACCAGTGGTCGTGGTTGGTCCAACTACGCGGGCAATCCACGCTCTTGTTCCGCCCTCTTCAAAGAACGTTTCTACCGATGGGTGCAAATACGCACCCGTGTGATAGGTGCCAAACAGCGCTTCGAATTCGGCTAGGCTTGTCACCAACTTTGATGCGTTGACTGGGCCACGAAGGGCCTTGCCAACAAAGAATGCCTGAGAGGTTTCAACCGAAGTTGCTGCCGCTGGACCGACTCTTACTGCTGTTTGTATGCTTACGCCTGGCATGGCACCTTCCTCACTACTTGAGAACTTTGCGTATTAATTTGATTCCTATTGTACAGAATCATTGTCTTCTGGGGATGCAACTGTTGATTCTGTCTGCTGTTTTGGTTCAGCGACACTTTTGGCTTTTGATTTTGCGGATTTTGAACCGCCAACCTTATCCAAAACAATCAATTTCCCACTCTTAATGCCTTCTGCACATTTGTTGTGTGACTCATCCACTGCGGCAACTCCCATACTGTGCAAGGAGCGCCCTTCGTCATCAATCACGAACGGGCCGACGGTCACGTTTTTGACAATTGTTGCTGGACCGTCAACGGAAGACCAGTCATGATTGTCAATGATTTTGAACAAATGGTGACTCACTAGAAGCCTCCTTGCATGGCTTTGCATAAATTGTACTTCATAAATAATTAATTGACCGTATGAGTATCCGTCCAGGTGCTCTGCAAAAGATTTGTATCAGTCAAAGGCTGCTGGGAAACGGCAAATTCGATTTCTGAAACTTCACCAATATCTTGACGGGTAACCACTTCGTTAATTGAAAGGTCATACCCAACGTACGCACCGCACAAAACCCTGTCGCCTTTTAGGAGAGTGATTTCCGAAAATTCTTCCCTCATGCTTGATTCGTCAATCATTACCTGAAATGACTGCCTTGGGTCAACCGCCTGTAGGCACGGATAGTCAAGAAGCGCAGAACGGACAACCGCCGTAAGCCTGTCTCTGGCAACGGTTGCCTCATCGGCGCCTACCGCCCTACACCAAATGTAGGTTCTCATCGCATAAAAAACCCTGTACAGCGGGTCTGGCCCATCAAACCCCAATCGCTCAAAACGTGTTGTCGAAATCGCAACCGTAATTACAGTCGGCCAAGTATCAAGGGCCAATGGTTCATGAGTGTAAAACTTGAGTGGCGTGGGCAATTCAGTGCTTGATATGTTCCAGCCGTTTCGATAGCGCACCACTCGTTTGGGTAAATCATTTTGAAGGTACGAAGAGACGTAATCCTTTGCAAAGTGAGCGCCGTGCATGAGGTATTGCGACATATTTACTCAACTCCACCCTCAACAACCCAATCCGCCATTGCATCAGTAACTTCATTCACCCAAACATCTGGGGCAAAAAGTATTGTTCTTGCTGGCATCTTTGTGGTTCCATATTGGTGAAATCTTGCTATTCTGCCGTCAAACATAAAGCGTGCACTTTGTCTGTTGCCATCTACTTTGGGACCCTTTGCAATCGTGCTAAATAATTTGCCGCTTTGAACCAGCATTGGAGCGCCAGGAAAGTTCCTCGTTTTCCACGCCCCATACTCTGCGTCCAAGGGTTTCCACCCCCCAGACGGCAAACCCTGGGCAGTGAAGTTGCCAATCATGTATTGCTTCAAACTTTGATTAAGCGCTGGCCAAACTGTGCGGAAGTCACGCATTCGTTTTCTTACATTATCCAAATAATCCAACGTGTCATCATTGTTATCAATATCAATCTTCATTCTTAATTTGAATTCTGACATTATGCGATTCTTCTTCTTGAATACTTTTTGAGTTGCATCAATTCTGTTTCCAAAAATCCAGTTTCAACAGTAGAAACACCGCGCGGATTGAGGTCCTTAACACCCACGACGTCGTCATGCATATTCTGCATTTCTCGTGTTGCTGCGCGAAGAATCATCAACTTGAACATTTTAATATTCGCGCCATCAAGTCCAGCCTTGTAGGTAACTCGTATGATGTCATTCGCAAAGCCAGTATAAATATCTAATCCGTATCGTCGAACGGTGTATTCACTCCCGTTTGCTGTCGCCGTTCCACCCGAAGTATAGGCACCAGTTACACCAGAATTAGCAACAGAAAAAGTATTAGTT